ATAATTTGTTCCTCTACGTATAACTTTACCTACCAGACCAGTATTCACATTTTCCACAATATCTCCAATTTTGTAAATTTTATTTTGGATATAATTTTCTCTTAAATTTTTAAAGTCTAATTCTGGAGCAATTTCCCAAAGATTATAATTTTCCTTAACATTTTCTTTAAATCCCATTGCTTTCCTGAGCTCGTTAAACAATTTTCTAGCATCAAGGTCATCAACATTTTTAGTAACGGCTCTTTTAAATTCTCTAAAATTATTATCTGCAGCAGTTTTTCTCATCATACCAGAAGAAATTCCCGAAACATCCTTTTCTGTATCAAAATTTCCAGTAGGAATTACTTTTATTTCATTGTACTGATAAAATTTTTCATTATACTTATTTGCTAAATTTTGTATTTCGGCTTGGCGATCAGACCCAACAACAATATTTACATTCGAATATCCATCTTCATTTCCTGCAATTAGCACATCAAATATTGTTTTAATTTCTGGATTATTTACAATATCATCTTTAATTTCAGGAAACATCATTTTCAAATAATAAATTTTTCTATTTGCAGATAATGGATTAGATTTATTATCTTGAGTTCTAGATGGATAAACTCTTACTTCTCCACCCAAAGAAACTCTTTTTGCAGTAGTAAATAATTTTTTATGCTCTTTTGATGGTGGATTAAATTTAGCAAGAACAATTGTTAAAAACTCATCATCCGCAGGCATTTGCTCCTCTTGTCCAATAGGTATTCTTTGAGGAGAAATTTGCTGACCTTGAGTTTGTTGTGGAGATACTTGCTGTTGTGCCGTAGCAGCTGCTCCTCTTCCTTGTCCAGATTTTGGTGGAATATCTCTCTGACCAACTCTTTGTCCTTTATTAAAAAATTTCAATTGCCCATCTACAGTTTTAGCAACAAATTCTCCCTGGGAGTTATACCAATCCCCGTGCCCATCACCAACCAAACCAAGTTTCTTAGCTTGCTCAGATGCCCTGGTTTCTTTTGCTTCTAATATAAATTGAGAAAATCTTTTCATCTTATAGTGTTTCTAACTATTTATTTGGTAATAAATTTAATATATATTTCAATTAACACTAAAATAATTTTCCATGTGGAGCAAAATCTTTTCCTTTCTTTAAAGAAATCCAAATCATATCTGTCCAAAATTCTTCATAATTATTGGAAGGAGTTATTTGCAATACTTGCCATATAAATTCCAATTGCATTAATTTACTGTTTGCCAAGTACTTATTTCCACCTTCACCAAACATTAATTCAAAATTTTCTATAGCTTCATCTGAAGTATTAACTACAATTTCTACATTATTTTTTATCTGTTCTATTTTTTTCTTATAGATTTTTAATTTATTTTTTAAATCTTCTTGACTACTCCAACTTGTTATATAATTTTGATATTTATTTTTAAATGAAACATTATTTACTTTCATTAATTCTTCAACCTTTTCAACAGGCGCTTTTCCACCTCTTGCAGAAGAAGACGAAGGACTATATTCAAACTTCAAATTGCCAAAATTTCTAAATCTACCATCATTATCTTTAATTTGAAATCTAGAATTATTTCCAACATTAATAGTCAAATCCTGTGTTTTAAAAGAATTCTTTTCATTATTTAAAGACAGGTTTAATTTTATTTTTATATTTGACCTAGGCACATTATATTTCTTTTTTACCCTTTTTAATATTTTATCATCAAATATCCTAGAATCAATATTAACATATTCGAATTTTGCTTTTTTTCCAGAAACTTTTTTTAAAGATAAACCTATAACTCTTTTTTCTCTTATCAATTTTCTTAATATATCATTCAATTCGTATATGGTTTGACCTTGTGTTCTTCCATCTTTTTTAAGGTTTTCATCTATTTCTTTTTTTACCTCATCTTTCTCTTTAACCAACCATATATCAGAAGGATTCCAACTAGGATACGAATACCCTAGTTTTTTTACCAAATCCATTATATACTGCATAAAAGTTCCAGATCCTTTATATTCAAATAAATCCCATTCTGGACTTTTAAATAACTGAATCATTTTTTCTTGCTGCTTTAAATATGATTCCAACCAATCCCTAGGAACTTCTCCACCAAATATTTTTTTCAACTCTCCATATTTTGGGTGTTTTTTAATATCTTCCACCGAAGAAAATTTAGCATTTTTATCTGAATTTCTAAGCACCTGATTAAAAATCCAAACAGTTCCTTTCTCTTGTATTTCTGTAGAAACTTGGAAGGTATCATATTCCTGTTCTACTTCAAATTCAAGTATATATTTTTTTCCATTTTTAATTTCTTTAGGTATTTTTTCTTGCAAAAAGTTATCTTTAAATAATTTTAAAAGATCTCTCTTAAATATATTTTTCAAAACAGTATTTTTTGGTTCGAATTTTATTTCAAGTTTATTAGAAATAAAATAATCAAATCTAGTTCCAGAAATATTATCTTTATCTTTAAAAAATAATATAATATTTTTTGCTGTGAAACTTTTTTTCATAAAAAACCCCCCTTTCTTATATTTAGAAAGGGGGGTCAATAAATTCTATAATTTAGATTTTCAATCAATTTCTCCCATTGCTCTTTGCTTACGGAGTTTCTTAGCACTCTTGGTTACACCACCAGCACCCTGAGAAGGATAATCGTGGTCATCACGAGTACCTACACCATAAGCAGAACCTGCTCTTGCTCTTTCTCTATCGTCAGCAGTCAAACCCTTTCTTGGAGAATCATAAGTACTTGTTCTATTAGCAGGATTAGTTCTGCTTAACATCTTTTTGAGGAAGGGCTTTCTCTTTGCAGTCATCTTGGTTTTTCTTGCTGCACTATATGCCTTTGGAGTTTCACCATAAGAACCTTCTGCTTCATCAAGTTGATCAAAATCTTCAATGATAGTATCAATCCACTGCTCACTCATATTTACCATAATTGCTTCTGCAGATTCAACCGAATTAGCATATCCTTCACCAAGAAGATGGGAAAGAACTACATCATAAACATCTACTTCTTCCTTTCTAACAATTTCCTTAGACACTTTTGCCTTCATTCTAGGCATTGTGACTGCTTGAGGTTCTCCAGGACCTTCAATTGTTCTAGTAACAGCAGAAGCAATACGACTTCCTTGCTTTCTAGCAAGTTCTCCAGTCATTCTCTTAACATAAGGCTTTTCACGATCCATTCTTTGCGAAACAGTTTCAACACTTCCATCTCTTCTCTTACTTGTTGAAGATGGGGTTGCTCTCAGTTTCCAATCACTCTTAAACTTATCTTCTGGACCATATCCAGTTTGATTTGAAGCGCCAGATACGTGCTTTTGGCGAGCAGCAGCAGCATTTGCTCTTACATCTGCTTGAGTTGGTCCTGCTTTATAAGGTTTTACACCTTCTGCTCTCGCTTCTTCAATATAAGCATCATACATATCTTCCCAAGTATAACCACTTAGGTCATATCCTTCTTCTAGAAGTGAATTTACCCACTCTTCCACTTCTTCCCAAATCTGTTCTTCAGATAATTCTTGGGGAGCATATACTGCTTGATAAGCCTCAAAAAGTCCAAGAGCTTGTTTTCCAGTAATTCTAGACATTTTTTTTACGAATACTTTTTTATTTATTTATAAAACAAAAAAACTCCCGAAGGAGTCAAATTCAAGCACCAAAAACAGCGCCAATATTATCATCAAGTTGCCCAATTACCTCACGAATATCAGTCACACGAGGAGGAACACTTACTTCATCATAAGTATATCCTTTTTGGGCATCAAATAAAACTTGTCGGACTGCTGCAGCGGTACGAGTATCAAGTTTAAGTGTTACTTGTTTTTCTTTAGTCATAGGTCACCCTCTACACGGTTTTCACTTCTATATACGTCAAACGTTCCTTCTGGGTAGCGAGCACTCAATTTCTCATAGTTCATTTCCATAATCTCACGGAAGTTGGTATCAAGTGCCATACAAGCTTGAGCAATATACCAACAAATATCACCAAGCTCACGCTTCATATGAAAGACATTTTCTTCAATATAAGGCTTACCTTGAAGAACGATTTTTTTTACAACCTCAGTAAATTCACCAGCTTCTGCAGTCATACCAAGAGCAGCGGTCAAAAGACGAGGAACATCAGCATCATGTTTTGCTTCAAGTTCAGTCATTCGTGAAAGAAGTTGAGCAAAGTCACTACTTGCTGGACTTGTAGTTTGACGAACAAAATCAATGTATTTGTCAGAATCAATTACTTTTTTATCAGTCATCAGAATTTAAATCCCTCAAAAGTTTTCTTAGGTTTCTTTTCTTCATAATCATACTCTTCATCTTTCCCATTGTCAAGGATATCTTGTTGAGCAGATTGTTCGCAGTCATAAAGACGCATTTTAGCACGATCAATACCAACCACAAAACGCTTATGAATGGTAGGGTCATTATAACGATTCTTAAGTTGTTTAACAAGAATCTGTCCAAGTCCTTCAAGTTCTTCTGTAGAAATCAGAGCAAACATCAGGTCAGCAGTGGCAGGAAGACCAAATGATTCCGAGGTATCAGTCAGTTCCACATCAGAAGAACCATGACCAGAACGAGTTGTCTGAGTAGCACTTACAATAGGAACATTAAACTCCACTGCAAGTCCACGAAGTTCTTCTGCAATTGCTTTTACAAAAGTATAAGAATTAATGCTACTATTACCCTTATATCTACTAGAAGCACAAATATTCAAATAATCGATAAAGATAATATCTGGTTTGAAAGACTTCTTAAGAGAAAGTTCATTAAGAAGAGATTTAAAATGTCCAGCGTGTGCTGAAGCAGTTGGATATTCTTTAATGATTAGAGTTCCCTGAGTCTTCTTTGCAAGATTTGTCACCTTACTTTCGAACATTTGTTTTGGAAGATTGACGATATCTTGAATAGGAACATTCAAGAGATTCGCGTCAATTCTTTCAGCAATGCGTTCTTCTGCCATTTCCAACGTAATGTACAGAACGTTCCTCCCTTGGAGCAAGACGGAGCTAGCAACATGGCACATGAATAGAGACTTGCCGACACCCGTACCAGCAAGAGCGATATTAAGAGTTTTGTTAGGGATCCCACCTTTTGTAATTTTGTTAAAATATTCAAGATCAAATTCAATTTTTTCTTCCTTTTTATGATAAGATTCATAACGTTTTTCGTAATCTTCAAGATAATCATGCCCAACATGATTATCAAAACTTACTGCAAGAGCATCTTGGAGTATTGATGGAATAGCATCTGGAGATTTTTTATCATCCCCATCAGCAATATGAATAGATTCCATAAGTGCCAAATAAATGGCACGATCACGACACCACTTTTCTGTGGTATCTAATAACCAGTTTTTTTCTACTACAATACTATCAAGACTTGATACTAAATGA